TCGTTGCACTCAATCATTGTGGCTTCGATGTATAAGTTTTCCATTAGCCTTCGCTTCCATTAGGTGTTAGATCTTCCATCTGCATAGCTTGTTCGATTGTAATTAAACCAAGTGAAAGCATCTTTTCAATTACTAGCAAACGCTCCATAGGTTCAACGCGCAAGAATGTAGAATCTAAATCGAACTTTACATAGTGACCAGCAGTAGATATATCATCCATGCTCAAACGCTGCTCGATTGCAGAGATGTATGGCTGGAACGCTAGTGCTACTAATTGTTTTCTTTCATCTATAATGTTTGCGTATGTCATAGATGTGTTGAGGTCTGCTGACAAGTAGTAAGCAGGGATACCGCACAATCGACTAATCTCAGTTGCAAGATTTTGGATCGCCTCGTTATACATCATGTCTTTAGGACTGAAGCCAATATTCTGCGCCTCAAGAGTTGAGGTCAAATATGCCGTTGAACGATTTTGACGAGCAGATTTCCATGAAGCCAATAAGCCTTGAACTTCCGCAGGTGGAAGATCTGCTCCAGTATTTTTTAGCACTGTAGTAGCCATTGGAGTTTGTGCAGCTACAGCAGCAGCCTTTTGAATGTCTATAGCTGCTTGGATTGTTCTTGCACCTGTTGTAAGTACGCCTTCGTTAAATGCTTGGAATGTAACTAATGATCCAAGTCCAGACATCGGGCGTGGTGATCCATCGACATAATATTGTGTTACAAATGTGTTAGTTACATCAAGATCAAAAGTAATGCGAGTGTTAGCAACCCACTCGAAAGATGCAGGGCGATTATCTTCCTGATAAGTCTCTGTAACTTCTAAGAAGGCTTGCCCAAAGAATAGAAGGCTATCCACCAAATAACTGACAGTAACAAATTGTGGCTGTGACTTAGATAGTTGATGCACCCATCGTGGAGCTGCAATAGCTTCTCCAGTAGATTTCTTTTTATACTCTAGCGGAATAGATCCGACTGTGCAGAGAAGATCGCGGCATCGCTTGATAGCAGGTACAGCCATAGCATCTCGTCTACCAATTACAGGAAATGTAAAGTTGTAGATTGAGTTAATGCCATCGCCCATAATCTTAGGCGCGAGCTGTGCCTCTAATATTTCCGGCTTACGCGAAAAGATACCCATAGACAGAAATTGTAGCATTTGTCAAGCAATTAGACAATGTGATAGGGCGTGTCTAAGTATATATTTGTGGCTTAGGTGCAGGGATCATTAACTTGCTTACTACCATAGCCAACCCAATCGGAGCAGAGATGTCACCTGCTGACTTGCGCTTAATAATGCGCCACGCGCTGTCATTGACCTTAGCCGCGCAGTTATTCATCTGCTGGATCAGTTCAGCTTGTCCATTGTGGACAACGCGATGATTGACCAAGCCTTCTAATAAATCACCACAGGCTTTATAGAATTGTTGCCCTGAGACATCCTCAGTTACGACACCGGAATTAGCCAAGCGATCTGCAATAGTCTGAGTGGCATACTTGTCAAACGCGACAAGCCGCGGATGGTAAATGTCGCACCAAGCCTTTATACTTGCTGCCATTTTAAGTTCATCTATGGCAACCTGTGAGCTGTAAGTCTCCAAGATCCCGATGCCAATCCTCCCATCTGGGAGTAGCTGTCCTGCGACTAATGATCCGTTCCTGCGTGAAGGACTGACATCGAAACCGAATACAGTATAAGCCCCCACAGCCATTTCTAGTGTGCTATCGGATGTGTCCTCGAGAATGCCATGCGGCCAAGGACTGCTGAGCGAATCTATCCACTGGCAAAGAGTCTCGGTACGAGTATTCTCAATAGGCGATGTTGCAATCGCTTCCTCAATCGCCTCCTCGGTAATTGTGTACCCCAGAGAAGGGTTAGCCAAAGCCCATGCATTGCGGTCGTTTATCTTGCAATATTGTGGCGCAGAATACTCATAGAATCCAAAGGACTTAGGAGGATAATCTATAGCCCTTTCCCTGAGGTCGTTGAGAACAGTTGAGAATGCATCTCCTGCATTCGAGGTAAGAAGTGTCTGACTATTTGGGTGAGCTCTAGTAGTAGGAGTAGCTGCTCGGAATCCATCTTCTGTAATCTCGCGGATCTCATCAATGTAAAGGAGCCCATTGACACTTCTTCCACGAGATCCGTCTCGAGTAGCTGCAACGACATCGAGGCGCGCTCCAGAGAGCATCTCAATAGACTCCGTTCCGTTGGCGTGTCTGATCTGTTTAACGAATCCTTTGAGGTGGTCATTTGTCTCCAATAGGGTAGTGATTTGCCGGAAGGTATCTAGTGCCATGCTTCTGTTTGAGGACATGATTAGGACGTTGGTGTTCCACTTGATTAAGTGGGCAAGGATTAACATACGCGCTAAGTGAGTCTTGCCATTCTGCCGAGCCACGAGAATGAGGTTTGTCTTACGGATCCAGTTGCCTTTTTTGTCCACAGTGAGCATATCCTTGAGCACAAACTCCTGCCAAGGCATGAGCGGAATCTTTACAATCTCGCACAGGTCTTTAACATCTTGCAGCTTGTTTTGACCCTTGAGAAGTGGGCTGTGAAGCCTTGGCTTGGTTGCCCCTCGCAGGGCTTTGGGCTTTCTGGGCTTAGTTGTCATTGACTCGGATCAGGTCGGGTCTTAAAAGGACTGTCCAGCATCGGTTCGGACTGCATCGGGGAGATATAGTCGATAAAGACAGGGGGGGTAGCCGCTTGTGCTAAAAAAACCCCTTCTTGCTTGCTTGACTTACGTAGATTGCAGCTCTTACACAGCACCTGTAGGTTATCAAGATCATGTGTGCCACCTGCCTTACGTGGAATGATGTGATCTATATGCAATGGCTCCTCATCTGATCCACAGTAGCGGCACTGCCTACCATCACGCATGAACACACGTTCCTTATGCACCCTGTATCTACGGCTGTTTAACTTATCTAATGCCATCCGTATTTACTCCAATGATCTAAGGCTATGCAAGGCTCACCATATCTATGACCTATATAGTCTAAGCCCCATCGTATCTGAGTATAGCCATCTTGGTCTTTAAGCCACTCACTTTTACCTTGAGGTATCCCATAGTGGCTACCATTAACAGCTTTAGGGTTCCATGCTGATTCTTTACCATAGAGTATAGATAGACATTTATATTCTTTAAGGTTATAACCTAATGCATAATAAGCATATTCTTTGTAGCTTATATATTGCTTTGGTATAGAGCCTCCTGCTTCAGGGATGAAGCATAGAGATATCCCAATAGCTACTAGCACCCCGCGACCTACCCGCCTCAGCGGGTCGCGGTGAGCCCCTGAAGGGCTCTGCGCCGTTAGCGTACCATCGCTGTCAAGTTCATTTGCATAAGTGCTGGTCAGAGCGGTGTGTCGCTTCATTGAGACCTCCTGTGGATAACTTCTGTGGATAAGTATGGGTGCATTTAAACGCATATGGGTGCACCTGAGCACACCCTATTTATCTGTGGAATAGAACCCTTTGCCTTTAAAGTGCACAGCTGAGGCAGTGAATCCCTTGACCATAGGTGCATTGCATAACTGACATGGCACTACTGGTCTACTGTCGAATCCATGAGTGACTTCTTGGGATAAATTGCATGTGACACATCTGTAGTCGTAGGCTGGCAAGTTAAGCATCTCCTGATCATGTATGACCCACATCCAGAACACCGGTCAATGTCTGCCTCTGTAGGTTCTTTGTCTAAGTGACCGTATTTAAGTTGGAGTAGTGGCAATAGATCAGCTAGTCGGATGATGCAGGCATACTCACTTGCATCTTCTCCTTGTCCGTTTAGCCGTATGACTCCGAAACCCAATTCCCCAGAAGAAGATGTCCGAGCCTTTAATTGCTTCAGATACGCAAGAGGTTGAAAGCCTGCCCTGGCTTTTACTTCAACATCAAACGGCACGTTCACAATATCCTTGCCACTACCCCTTCCGACAGTAGCACCTGACCACACAGTCGATAGGTACTGTGCAACCACGCGCTCTGTTCGGAAACCTCTGTGCTTCCTTGCTTGACTAGCCATTATGCTCACCATCAGTAGGACATGATCCAAAGTAAAAACAAGGACATTGTTCTTCTGATACTAGCTCTATTTGATTAGCCATTAAATATCGTCATAACAGATTCCACATAGCCACCATGATCCGACAGATTGCACCTCTGCTTCAGGTGTTCTTTCCTCGCATCGTGAACACTGCACTGTATCTGTGTCATCTAACTCTAAATTTATCGGCATCTGCTTTAGCAGTTCTATTCTATCCATTGAGAGATCCTGCCAAATAACCTAGCCACAATGAGCAGACTACTAACACAATTATCGCAGCCGTCATTAGATTATCCATTGACTGCTTTGCACTTTCTGCATTGCCAAGTGCCAACAATAGGCTGATCATCCTTGAACTTAATCTCTGCAACAATGTTATGAGCTTCTGTTGGCTCATTGCATAATTGACAGTTGATCGTGTCAAACATAGGCACGTCCTCCAAGTTAGTCCATTCCCCTGTTGTCTCGTTATAGAACTCTAAGTTACCCATTATGCCCACGCTTTCTGAGGAACAAACTTACCCTCGCTACTTAGTGTGTACCACTGTGTAGGGCACTTAGGCTCGCCCCCTTGATTATTAACTATAGGACAGAAGTAACCGCCCCAAGCCTTGTTATTCTTAGTGCCTTCTCGCCATGTCATGTGTCCATGCTTGCATGATGGTGCTTCCTGTGCTTCCCCTGTACCTATGATTGCAGCTACGTTTTCCATAGCCTTTTCAAGAGTTACTGGAGCATCTACTACCTTCATATATTCATTCACCGGAGTAGTCCAATAGTCCTGCTCTGGTACAACATCTTGTACCGCTGGCTTTTCAGCCTTTTTGGCTACCACTTTGCCCATTTCTTCCCTGCTTGGTCTCTTTCCTTTAGGAGCATAACCAGCATTTGCAAGTGCTCTGCCGATTGCCGAAGTCTCACAATTCTCCAATGCTGAAGTCTGATTGACCCCTCTAGAAGTAACTGTTTCCTCAGCGTACCCTGTTGCCCATGCGAGGCTATCAGAAGCATCTTTATACAAATACGCTTTAACAATGTATCGAGTAGCCTCGACAACCTCCAGCTCTGTTGATATCCGAAACGCTGGATAGTCCTTAATAAACTTTTCAAGTCGTACCTCCACTGGCTCATAATCCGCTAAATTAAACATATAGTTCATTCTCCTCTGTTGCTAATTGTCCTGCGAGTGCGGCATAGGATGCCATGTCGATCCAGTTGTCAATGTGCTGGGCTGTTTGATTAGTCCTTGCAAGTTTAACCAAGACCATGATCCCTGCCACCTGATAGTCGTGTATTGGTGTCTGGAGGTATGCACTGAGGAGCATTGCTGTGTGTTGCAAGTTATCCGCAGGATGACCGTATGAAAGCCCACGGTCGCGGATCGTGTCTGTAGCTGTGAGTAGGATTTCATTAGCGAGCATCGGCTGCTGCTCGCTGATATTTCTTAGCAAGGGCTAGACCCTCGCGCTTGCCCTCGTTAAAGCCTTGAGACCAGCCGACTACGTACCAAAGCACGTTAGCAGCTAATAAGATTAAGATCATCGGTAATTGCATTTGTGTACCTATCTGTAGCAGTGCCCTTGACTGCTTACGATATTAGTGTGACACACCGACACGACATAATCGTGCATATTTGCATAACGATTTGATAACGGATTTAGGCGTATAACTTCCCGTAAAGCGTAAACGATCCGTCTTTGTTAATAGGCACAAGCATAGGGCTAACACGATCTCCATGCGTTTCTATGACTGCCACAGACATCTGCCAATTAGCACTGCCAGCCTTCAAATAAGAGGCTTTCTTCTTGTCCATAACATTTCCTGCCTCTAAGCCCCACAAAGTCCTGTATGAGGCTCCTATGCCCTCTGTGAAGGCACTGATGCCTGCCCTGTGAGTGTGTCCGCAGACTACAGATTTGCCAAACTTACGTGCTAGACCAAGGGCAGTAAGTCCAGCGTTGTTGTTCATAGATCCTTCATCACCATGGACTAAGACCCAGCCTTTGTGAAACTCGAAGGGCTTTTTGTGGAATCGGATGCCGAGTCCGGCGAAGTCTATAAACTTGGCGTACTCAAGCTCTGGCAACCCAATGAGGCTAGGTGCTCGTAGTAGCGTATGGTAGAGCCTGTCTGTGTGATTGCTGCGAGTGACATCTGTTGTGCCGAGGTCATAGAGAATATTCTGAGCAAGGCTTCTGTCAGCATCTAACGTACCTTCCCACTCTAATTTAGTGCCCTGTGCCCACTTGCTTTGTGACTGCATATCTAGCTCGTCACCGGTGTTTAATACAAGGTCAAACTTCTCACGCTTTACTAGCTTGATTAAATTCTTTACTGCCTGCTCATGGTGATAGGGGATCTGTAGATCCGAGATAACCAGATAGCGTTTTTTAATCATCGTCCTCATCTTCATAATCGCCGAACTTCTCTGGATCGACTGGGTCTGGCAAGATCCAACCAGGATAGGACTGAGGCTCGGTAATCATGAACATGGCTATGTCTTCCTTGAAGCCTGCCCTTTTTAGGCTGCAAAAGTATTCATAAAGCCCAATGCAATAAGCATCTAACTTAGAGTAACCCTGCTCCTCTAGTGCCTTTGTCGCTTTTCTTGCCATGGGTAAATTATCGGTCTAGAAGTAGATTATAAATCTCATCAACACGCCCGTTAAGTCTTTTAATTTCAGACAACAGATGCGTAATGACAAAGCCGGATAGACCACCCAGCGTAGCTAGTGTGGCAAGGTAAAGGGTAAAGAAGTCGGTCTGTGTCACTTCTTAATGCCCATAGCAGGATCGTTGGCATTGAGGTATCTCAATACTGGAGGCAGGATAGAAGCAATGCCAGCTGCGATAAGTGCTTTAGGATCTGTAACCCCTGCTGCTGCCATTGAGATTACCGCTACAAGGAAGGCTCTAGCCCATGATCCTGCTGCTGTCTTTAGTTCATTCATTACTTGCTCCTAACATAGGTATCTGAAAAAAAGCCCCATCATTATCAGCCTTTTTCGTAAAGCTGACATGCATGTGCTTAGTGTGTTTGTTAGCCCCTGTGTATGGTCTCCACTTCCAGTT